TAATAATTTGTTCTGTGTAGTAGAAAATATATCCAGTAAATGTTCTTTCTTTGTGGTATCAAAATTGTTTGCGCATAAAAAGTTTTTTAATATGAAATATTTATATTTCGTGTATTTTTTCCATGTATACTGTTTCTTTTTCTTACACAAACCTGGTTTAAATTTATTGGTAAAAATAAAAATATTTTCTATCCAATTACCATTAATCGGTCTATTACATTCATATTCAAATATTTTTTCAAATAGATACATAACTTAATATACAAATATCAAGTTATGTTTAAATAAAAATTTATCTTATACTATATTTAATCGTTTTTGCTATTGTTTTTGTATTTCATTTTGCTGATGTTGCTATTATTTTTTTAAAATTCAATATCATAGTCATCATCAGTTTTACCCAAATCCACTTCTTTAATGTTTATACTGTTACTGTCAATCGTCAAGTTAGCAATACTACATTTATCACCAGATCCATCTGTACCTACAAAGGCACTATCAATGATCTTTTCACCATCCTCGTCGTCATCATCTACTGGTTCTTGTTCCATCAACGCATTAATATCAGCTAACACTTGGAACGCAGATGTTCCAAAATATCCTTGTTGACCACACATTACGTTTGCTGACACACCACGCATGGGATCCAATTCTGCGTGTCTAGCCGCCTTCAAGAACATCTCGGGTGTCTCCTCAAAAGATGCCTTGGCGATAGGACCGATATCATCATTATTAATACCGTGTCTAAAGATTGAAATCATACGAGACTTGTAGCACATTCTATCGCAAAGCATAGCGAGATGATGATAATTAATATATGTGCTATCAAATTCAATCACCTCGGTGAGTTCTTGGAAAATGGCAGTTCTAGCTGCTTCAATACCAAATGTGCGATATACTTCTTGAATGTCATTACTAATCGTGCGATTTACATCGATATAATCCAATGCCAATATTTCAAGCAAATTTGTACCGACTGTATCAAGTACCCAACTCTCCTTCTTGTTGTAACGTCCGTCTTCTTTAACAACATTGTCGGTAATCTTGCGCAAATTTACCTTTACGATATTTTTAACACCACTTAGAACAATATTATTGAGTAGATTATCTTGGAAGTTTTTGAGCAAGTAAATCTCATCGGACTGATCAAGTGGATTTACTTTACCGGCCCTCTTTTTGTTGGAAATCATATTTTTAAGGCGAAGTCTAAAGATTAACTTGTCTGAATTATAATCAGAGTATACACAATGAACTTCGTCATTAAAACTATTGCTAATCGCAAAATTTATGTCATCCATTGTAATATTCTTATCCAACATGGATTCCTTGTCCAATTCCATGCGAATAATCCATTTTGACTTGGCCTTGGAATCCACTACTTGATGTCCTCCACATTGATCTACCAATCGTTCAAATTCGTAGTATTGTGTTAAAACATCTACATCTTCCTCCACAAGACTTTTTAAATCATCTGGATCGAAACAAATATCAACTGAGCTAACAATTTCATGTAACTGTGTATGTTCAATCGACGGAATAAGCTTTTGCGCACCTTCTCTAGTGCCTTCTTGGTCCTTTGGAATGTAAATCGTTACTGATGGATTCTTGGGATTCTCAGATAGAGATAGAATCTCCTCAATTCTAGGCACACCACGAGTTACATTTGACTTGGATGCTACACCAGCAAGATGGAATGTATTCAACGTCATCTGTGTTGTCGGCTCACCAATTGATTGAGCAGCAATCATTCCAACCATTTCACCAGGTGCTACAATCGCATTCTTGTATACAGTGGTTATCATTTCCAACAAAGTAATCAATGTCTTTCGATTGAATCGCTTGACTGTTAGAAGTTCAGTTGGCGATAGGTGAAAGTAATACATTACTTTGAATAGCTCGGTGGGAGGAGCATACACAATCTTCTCGAGATTTTGGAATGTATTTTCAATTAGCGCGAACGCCTCGAATGGTGTAATGTCAACCATTGAATTCTTATTGATGTGCTGTAACCCTTGAATATTATTGATAATATGTTGAAATGACACTGGAATATGAACCATTTTTCCATCAGTATCCTTGAAGATATTTTTAACAATCTTCTCGCGCATTTCAATCATATACTCAATATAGAACTTGGATTTTGCGGTCAAGTCAGCTTGTTGCTTTTTCATACGACCGGCTGCGCCTTTGGTATACGGCGTCATGAATACACTTGTGCTGTCGCTGTCACTTGGGAAATGGAAATGAGCATAAATTTCTTCCAAGCTCATTCCTACAAGTGGAAGCAACTGATTTTCTACACGAACTGTATCAATTCCATCGTCGCCATATTGAAACTGAACAATTCGTTGCTTGTTGTTTCTGACAGTCATATCGTATTCGACCTTTAGATCTTCCAATCCTTTAATCAATCGACGTTGAATGTATCCAGTTTGAGATGTTTTTACAGCAGTATCAATCAAACCAACACGACCACCCATTGCGTGGAAGAATAATTCGTCTGGTGTAAGTCCAGAAATAAACGAACTTTCTACGAAACCACGCGCCTTTGGCGAATCATCGAACTTGGTATAGTGAGGCAATGTTCTGTTTTCAAATCCATATGGAATACGCTTTCCATCAACGGTTTGTTGACCCAAACAAGAGATCATTTGTGAAATGTTGATATCACCACCCTTTGAACCGGCATTAACCATGATCACAAAACGATTGCTCTTCTCCAAACTTTTGCGTCCAATCTTACCAGCCTCATTGGTCGCATTATTCAAGATATTTGTAACTTGTGTTTCAAATTCCTCTTCATTTGACTTGCCGGTTTTATTCTCGAAAATACCAAGATGTGTCTGGTCAATTAAATTCTTCACCTCCTTCTTCTTGGAAGTAATAGTCTGCGCAATTTTCTCATTTGTGTCCTTGTCAGCAATCAAATCGCTAATACCAACGCTGAATGCGCTAGTCTTCATGTATTCGGTTACTATATTTTGTAAATTATCCACGAAATCCGCGGAAGCCATGTTTCCGTAATAATTACAAATTCGTTGGAGAAGACCCTTGCCTCCACCACCCAAAACACCCTTTTCTAACTGTCCGCGAACATATTTTCCAGCGGCAATTTCTAACACATTGTTGGACTTGTTAAAGTCTTCTTCATCGCCAAATAGCTTGGTCGCATACTTAATAGTAATGGGTGGCATGATTTGGGATAATATGTCGAAGCTGGTCAACTCTTTATTTTTCTTAAGAACAGATGTGTCTACTTTGTTAAATGCCATTAGCAAGTTCATTGCTGCTCTTTGGTCAAACTTTATATTTGGTCGCGTGAACCTATATGATCCTAGCAATGAATCTTGGAACACACCGATAATTGATGCGTTATTTGCTGGACTAATTATTTGATACGGCACTGCTGCCAAATTTTTCAATTCTGCCTCGGACTCCTCGTCTTGGGGCATGTGCAAATTCATTTCCATTGTTCTTCTATGTTTCCATAGAAGCCGGACTATACCTTGTGCCTTATCAGGTTGATTAAACCATCATTTAAGACCCGTAACCGTCTAGTCTCTGAACCTTCTTCGTATCCTATCATAACGGACTTAGAAGCTTGGCTGCGGATTGTCTAATCCCTATACTTTTTTACCAGTGGGTACGGCAATTAACCGTGTTCCCCCATTATGTTTCCATTATGAGGTGGTAGTATAGGGCTCTAAAGAGTTTCCCGCAATTTGATTACGTTGCCATTCTTTCAAATTTAATATAAATTCTTTTGCTCTATCTTTTACTATCTCTATTGGTTCATATTTTCCTACAAATGTTGTTTTGATTTTATCAATAACAATACGAACATATTCGGTGTTATTATTATTATTTTTAATAACACGAATATATTTATCCATATTGTCATCATCAATTATTACATCTTTGAAAATTTCATATTTTTTAGTCAAATGTTGATTCTGTGTTAATTTCATTCTTTTCTCACAACTTTCATTGTTAGTATAGAATAATTTTAACCGTTCTGATATCAACTGTTTCGTATAGTCACTTTTTGGTAAAGGTATTGATTTTTGTTTAGGTATTTTGTTTATATCACAAACAAAGTTACCACTAACATCCGTAAAACCTTTACCACCATTTGTTAAATTATAACCATTTGGAAATTTAGAATTATATTCAATTATAAATTGCTGTTCTTGTTTATTTAATTCACTTACTTCGCAGCTATGAATCTTTTCACATGTAAAGCAATCCTTTCCATATTTTAGTATAGCAGAATTCAAGTATCTACATTGATGTTTCTTACTTGAGTTTGCTTCATGAATATGGTCATTGAATCGTCCTAAATATCCAAATGGTCTATATTTCTTGTGGTTTAATCTATGACTACGTGTTTGACCTATATAAATTTTTCCATTTGTAGTATTGGTTATTTTATATATTTCACCAATAACCTTATCTTTTTCATCAATATTTAATATCATTGTTATAGAGATAGAGCGTTATGCGTTTATATTATTTTTGAAAGAAATGACTAGATGATTATATTAGTAACATGTACCTTTGCTAAATACATTTACTAGTAGACTTTACACTGTTTTTCTCACTAAGTATTATCTACAACTTAGCGAGCAGTCATCTGTTGGGGACAAAATCTATCCCCATCGAAGTCAGCATTGTATGGTTTGGTGTCAGCAACGTTCATGCGGAAGGTATCACCCTTGTACATGATAACTGCTATATGACACATCATACTCATTCTATGAAGGGTGGGTTGTCTGTTAAACAGAATACCATCTCCATCCATCATATGTCGGTGAACA